TACCGGTGTGACATTTCCCAATCAGAAGGTGACCCCGGCCAACGATGCGGTTATCCGCCGCGCCATCTTTGACGACGGCATCCTGACCGGCTGTGATCTGAGCTATTCCGGTTCTACGCTTACGATGACAGCGGGGCAGCTCATGATCTGCGGGCGTCAGATCATCCACCCGTCGTCCCAGAACTGGGCAGTAACCGAGGCAACTTCCGGGTATGCCCGGCTGGTGCTGACGATCGACGTCACCCGCACCAGCACGAAGGACACCTTTGACCAGGTGGTGGACGAAATCCAGTATGCTACGGATGCAAACGGATTTGCTGATTTGACCACAGCCGACATCAACGCTACGGGCACCAGATATCAGGTAGCCGTTTGCGTGGTGTCTCTGGGGCCTGGCGGTATTACCGGAATTGCAAGCAAGCTTGACATGACGGAGGGTGGTGGGGCGGGAGGCGTTTTGACGGTTACGGTGATTCCTGGGGAACTGGTGACGGTTTCCCTCGGTGATAAATCGCAGGCAAAGACTGCAAACGCCAGCGGCGTGGCGGTATTCAAGGGGTTGAAGGCCGGAGCGTGGACGGTAGCTGTTACCAGAAATGGTAAGCCGACTGCAAAAACCGTGATCGTTGTGACAGATTATTCCGTATCGATTCCTCTTAGCACTATCCCTGAATTCACCTACACTGGCGATTATGAAATCGTCAACGATTCTGACGAGCCTATCACCGTATCTCAGGACAACTGGAAAATCCGCTTCCTCACCTCTGGTACGCTGACGTTTACCAATCTCAACGGTGCAGAGGACGGTATCGACGTCTTCCTCGTTGGGGGAGGAGGAAACGGTGAAACTATCAGAGGTGCCAGAGGTGGCGGTGGTGGTTATACAAAAACCGTCAAAGGCGTAAGTATCGCTATTGCAACCCCATATACAGTCACTATCGGCGCTAGTTCCGGAACCAGCAGCGCTTTTGGCGCAAGCGCTAATGGCGCATCTGGCGCGAATGGAGGGTCCGGTGGCGGCGGTGGTGGTAGCTCAAGCGGAACTCCAGGTAACGGGGGCTCTAATGGGGGCAATGGAACGGCCGGAAATGTATCAGCTGGAGGAACCGGGCAGGGGACAACCACCAGAGAGTTTGGTGAATCTACAGGCAAACTCTATTCTGGCGGTGGCGGAGGTAGTGCTGCTAATGCAGGTGCCGCCGGTGACTCTACAGCTGGTGCAGGTGCCGCTTACGGTGGAGCTGCGAAAAATGGAGTAGCCAACACCGGTGGCGGAGGCGGTGCTGCATATGGTGGTACCGCAGGCCATGGCGGTTCCGGCATCGCTATCATCCGCAATGCAAGGGGGGCAGCATAATGATTTCAGGCATAGTAGGCTCTGATGGTAATCTGCTTATTAAATCAAATTACACATTTGGGTACAACTGGTCCGCCGGCGGTAGCGGGGGGACTGCCCAAGATCGGTACGTTTCCAGCCAAGGCACTGGCGGATCTAAGTCTCAACCCGCTATTGCTGGCGGCTATGGCTGCAAGGAGGTACACAATGGCTAAGAGCATGGCACTCATCGAAAACGGCACAGTTATCAATGTTCTGTGGTGCTCCGATTCCCAGCCAGAAACGGATACCATCATCAACCCCGCAGACCGTCCGGTAGGAATCGGCGATACCTACAGCAATGGTAAATTCTATCGGGGCGGGGTGGAAATTCTCACCCCGTTGGAAGAGGCGTTGAAGAAGAATGCCGAATACGAATCGGCATTATCTGAAATTGAAACCGCTTTGGGGGTGGTTACAACATGACCATCGAAGAGCGCAAAAACGCTATCCTTGCAAAAATTGCGGAAATAAAATCCAGTGGTGATGGGGAGCGGCTTAAAGAGCTGGATGAAGCTTATAAGAAAGGAGTCGATAGCGTATGACACAAGAGGAAAGAAAAGACATAATGTATGCCCAGGGGCGGGCAAATGCGCTTGCCGTGCAGGAGAAAGCCCCGAAGATGACAGGCACTGAACTGAACGCGACTGATAGTGATATTCCCAGTTTCAAGGCTGCCGTCGCAAACAAAAACATGCTAGAGCGCAAGGCCGGGTTTGTGTGTCAGTCATCTGCTGGCCGTGTGGTGCGGCTATTGCAGCCCTATGACAGCACTATCTACACCCAGGAGCCGGAAGAACTTCCCGCACAATGGGGGTTTGCTTGGAGTACTGACCCTGCAAAAGCGTTGCCGTTCGTTGCCATATCTACCAGCCCATATAATAAGGGAGACTGCTGCACGGAAGGCGGTAACGTGTACTGCTCAACGTTGGACAATAATGTATGGTCGCCATCCGCATACCCCCAGGGCTGGAAAGAGGTGAACGTATGACGGTAAAGCAAATCCAATGCCTGTTGACTTACCTTGGCTATTCTCCCGGCACGATTGACGGCATTGAGGGCAGGAATACCCAAGGGGCAATCCGGGCGTTTCAGGCCGACTACGGGCTTACCGTGGATGGGATATTCGGCATCGGGACGGAGGCGCGTATCCGGGAGGTCGTTGCTTCCGGAGAGCCGCCCCAACAGCCCCAAGACACCCCGGGGACGGAGGGCGGCGCAGACTGGTGGAAGGATATCCGGTATTTCAAGCGCGCCGAATTTCGCTGCCCCTGCGGCCGCTGCGGCGGATTCCCGGTGGAGCCGCAGGAATCCATTGCGCGTACCGTGGACGAAATCCGCTACAGGCTGGGCATCCCGATTTCCATTGTGGACGGCGGTGGTTCCGGCGTGCGGTGCGCGGCGCACAACGCGGAGGTTGGTGGTGTTGCCAACTCCCAGCATTTGTATGGGCTGGCGGCTGATCTGCACAGCGCAGCAAGTCCGGCGCAGATGAAAGCCGTGGCGGAGGATGTCATGGGGCGCACCGGCGGCATCGGGCTTTACGACTGGGGGATTCACGTGGACACCCGCCCCGGGTATGCCCGGTGGAACGCTGAGAAAGAAGGACCGAGATGAACGAATTGGTAAAAACTGCCGTTACGATTCTAATCACGCTGATTGGGTCGGCGGGCTTCTGGAGCTATCTGGATGCCCGCCGGACAAAGAAAAGCGCAAGCACTCGCCTTTTGATAGGAATCGCCCACGATAGAATCACATTTCTTGGCATGAAATACGTGGAGCGGGGGTATATCACCCGTGATGAATACGAGAATCTGAACGACTATCTTTATGAGCCATATGCAGAAGCCGGAGGCAACGGCTCTGCGAAACGTGTAATGGAGGAAGTACGGAAACTTCCGCTACATAACTAAGGAGGAATTATATTATGCTGGAATATTTCATTTATCACTACGGTACGCAGATTATTGCGGCCATTCTGTGCGCGATCTTCGGCTGCCTGGGCTATGCCATCAAGAAGCTGGCTGTGAAGTACATCAACGACGACACCAAGCGCGCGATCGCCCGCGTGGCGGTGCAGTTCGTGGAGCAGGTGTGGAATACCCTCCACGGCGCGGACAAGCTGGCCAAGGCATTGGAGACCGCCGAGGCACTGCTGAAAAAGAAAGGCATTGATTTTGACGCTGAGGAAATGCAGATTCTGATTGAGGCGGCTGTGGCTGAATTCAATGAAGCATTTAAGAAGCCGCTGACAGAGGAATCCACCGCCGACGCCGTGCGGCGGGTAGAAGCGGCAACTGAATAATA